CAAGAAATTAAAGATATTGATACATCTACTGATACCGGCACCACACAAAATCCAGATACTGGTGCTACACAAGTACAACAAAATGTATCTAATGTAACACCTTTCAGTAAAATTAAAAATTATATAGTTGAAAGTATTAAAAGCGGTAAATCTAATTATGTAGATGAAACAACGGTTAATATTTTAAATGATTATTTTTGGACTATTTCACCCAAAAATAGTAAAATTGGAAGTGATTCTGAAAGATACAAACAAGATAATTTTAACAACGTTAATGATGAAGTACCTTACATACTTTTAAAAGAAAGATATTTCTTAATAAACAATATAGTAGCTCAAGCTTTATACACATTGAGTTCATCATTAGATATATTAGGTCAAAATGTTTTTAACACCATTAAAGAAGATTTAGAAGCAGCGGGTCAAAGTCTTAGAAGAAATTTTGTCGAAACTAGAGAATCTGTTAGTAAATTTGTTGGGCCGATTCAAAGCCCTACTTTTAATGCAACGTCTCAAGCAGTAAGAGATGCAGCTCAAGGAGCACTTGATGCATCGGGAATAAGAAACTCATCTTCTAATACTGCTTCTAATGTATCAAATTCAATTCTTAAAACTTTAGATGCTTTTGGAGCTCAAGATTTATTATCTTTAGTTGCATATGATAATCCTGATTTAGAAGATGTATTATTTCCTTATAACAGATTATACATAGTAGGTAATACAGGATTTAACTATAAAATACCTTATCTTAACCCTTCTATATTAAATGTTAATAATAATTTTTCAGATCAATCTGAACAAAATTTATCAGGTGTTATATCAGAACTAGTAGGTACTGCTACTAATGTAGCTGAACTTTTAGGAGGTACAGCAAATATATTATCTCAAGCAGGTTCTTCTAAAATAGAAAGAGCTAAAAACTTTCAATACCCTACAAGTGGTTCACCAATAGATGTTGTATTTCCTCTTTATAATACTCGCCCTGCAAGTTTCGATGATATATGTAATAACTTTAAATTAGTTATGTTATTACTTTATCAGAACTTACCTTTAAGACAAGATAAAATTATTGTAGAACCCCCTGTAATGTATGATGTAACTATACCAGGAAATAGAAGAGAGCCTTATTGTTATATTTCATCATTAAACATTAACTATAAAGGCGCTACAAGATTAATGGATATACCCACTACTGGGTTAGAAAGCGTATACGATTCAACTAAGATAGCTCCTTTTATTAAAACAATCATACCTGATATGTATGAAGTAAGATTACAATTACAACCTATGGTTGCTTCTACCAAAAATTTATTATTTACACAATTGCAAGACCCGGTTGTAAAATTTGGTTATCAGGATGTTCAATCGGTAATATCACCTAATAGTTTTGATTTAGTATCTACTTTAACACCGGGAGGCACACAAACATGATAGAAGATTCATTAGGATTATCTCAATCTAATATTCAAGGATTACCTATTTTAGGTAATAACAGATATGAGAATATTTTTAAGTTATATGAAAATGAAAATAAACAATTTTTTTATAATTTAAAAAAGTCAATTACTTTCCCTGACGATATAGATGATAGGTATGTAGGTTATTTTTCTTTAGATAGAAACGTTCCATGGACTATTATAAGCTTTAACATTTACGGTACAATATTTTTATGGTGGAGTATAACTGAGCTTAATAAAATTTCTAATCCTGTTATTCTTCCAAAAACTGGTACTACTTTAAAATATATTAAACCAGAATATATAAAACAAATAGTATCTCAAATATCAGGACAGAAAAATGGGTAACTTTCAACCAATTCCTACAACAGGTAATCCTACTTTAGATGAAAGTATTAATCAAGCTAGTACTAATTTTAGAATTGATAATATTGAATACAAATATTATGTCTACTTGTTAAATGGGGATGGTCAATATCTAGGTTTAACTTCTGATTCTATAGAGCTATTAAACATAAAAGATAATATCTTAGAAATGGCTGCATCTGGTACTTGTGTAATCAGAAATGATAACGACTCTATTGAAAGATCTAATTTCAATAGCCAGATGAACCAAAGTGAAAATTATTTTCAACGACAACCTAAACAAGGCTCCGAAACTATAATTGACGAATATTTTTTCAGAAACGATTGCAGAGATTACTTGGTAGTCTATATAAGACCCATTTTGAATGACCTTTTAAATGAAGAAGATTTAGATAAAGTAAAACCATCTTCTACTCTATTTTATACATTTTCTATTCTTGAAAATGAAGATGTTGCAGCTGATGGAAGCGACGATTCAAGATTTAAAAAATTAACATTGATTGATAATGATCTAGAAATTTTAAGAGAAAAGAATTTATTTTTTAGTTCATCTAAAATTTTAAAAGATGAAAATTTAACTCAAAAAGATGATAATGAGCGAGCTGTTTTAACTGGGTTAATTTTAAAAGATCTTATTATACAAGGTTTAGACACCGGTAGTTCGGGTGAAAATACTGAACAAAATGGTTCGGTTATAGATGAAGATCTTTTTAGTATTGGTACTTCTCCTTTATTTTATTCATCACCTGGGGAATATAACGTATTAAATGATATTGATTATGTTCTTCAAAGACATACTTCAGCTGCTCCTCCTCACGATCCGTGTTTGTTAAGAAAAGATAGGTACTCACAAAAGTATACACTTATAAGTTATAAAGATTATTTTAAAAATGCTATCTTTCAAAGTAAAAACGGCTCAGCTGGCGGTTTGCTTCATACCGAAACCATTTACTTATCAGATGAGTCTTTATCTATAGATTCAGAAAACGTAAAAGTAAAACAACGTTCACCTTTAACACCATTTAACAATTTATCTTTTAATGAGTTTTCTATGGTTAACTCATATAACTTTTTTAATATGAGCGGTTTAGATACTCAAACTAAACTAGTAACTACAGCAGTTCATTCATATCAATTATCTGATAAACAATTTCAAATTGATTTAACTAATAATAATATTTCTACAATCATGAAAACATATTATGAATATTTTGTAAAAGGTCAAAAAGAATATCCTCTTTTTGTATCAGGAAATACAATTTATTCAAATACTTTTGTAAATCAGTTTCGTAAAAACAATTTAAATTATAAAAACATATTTTCAATTAATGATACAGAACCTGACCAAAGATTGGGTTTAGGAAGAAATGACGTACTAAAAAATGCTATATTTCTTAACAATGCAATTGAGTTAGATTTAAAAGGATTAACTTTTAGAAGTTCGGGTAAGTTTTTTAGTTTTGATAGAAAAAATGGCGCTATAGAAAGTAAGTATGATGATAAAGTATTTGGTACATATTTTACCGTTCAAGTAGATCATACATTTAGTAAAAATAATTACAATAATAAGGTAATAGGTATCAAGACTTATCTGTTTGATAATCCAATGCTTAAGGAGGTTACATGAGTTACAAATATTACACAACTATAGATCCTAAATTATATGATTTAAACATATACTATGAAAAAGATCTATATGATAAAGCTACTAACTTTGGTAAATTATTAGCTCAAGGAGTTGATCAGTTAACCGATTTTATTCAATGGAGAAAATCTTTAGTAGGTATTGACCCTATTGCATCTCAAACTGAAATATTTGCTAGTTTAGATGAAGACGGTTTACAAAAGTATTCAGAAATACAATATAAAGTTTTTTGGTTTGAAAGATATCTTACTTCTATCGCTCCTGTAAAAAAAGCATTTAACAAAGTTTTAAAAGACAAAATTAAAATATTCAAAAACATTTCTGATAGTATTGGTTTATTGCGTAATGTAGAATATTTACCAGATGATTCTTTGTTAGCTATATATGATGTAGATTTTGATTTAGTATCAGAAGATTTAGTAGAACAATTAGTACCTATTAACTTCGCGACATCGTTAGAAAATAAAATAAAACCTAATTCAAGAATCTTAACCTCTTACATGTCTAGATTTTGTACTAGTACATTTAGACATAATATGTATCAACTATCGGAGCCCTTCTCGGATAGTAAAGAAGCACATGGTAGTAATCTTGTTGTTGATTATTATCATTACGATAGGATATATAATATTGCTAAAGAAGAATTAGAAGCTGATCTAACTGAGTTTTATGGTGATTTATATGATATAATTACCTTCTATGAAAATTATAATCCTCAGGAAGAATCAGATAATTTACAGAGAAAACAAAAAGGGGCTATTGAGTTTACATTAGAAGGTTTAGAAAAGAAAACCGACTACTTAAAGAAAGAAGTAGGCTTTTATAAAAATGTAGCTAGTAGTTTATCTACTCTTGGGACTGTGTCGGTGTAATATTTTTCTCTTCAGCTTCTACTTTCTTAAAAAGTTCATTCATTACATCATCTCTAGATAACATCATCTTTGCATTAAACTCTCCTTGCATGAGTTGCTTTTTACCATCAATGTCCATCTGTTTAACTTCTTTCTGAGTTTTATCTCTTTTATTTTGTACCAATATTTTAGATAACGTTTCAATAGCAGAAGATGAAGCATTAATAAGCTCAGATAAACTCGATACGTCCCTACTCTCCGGAGCTGTTTCAACATATTGTTTAACTTCGTCCACCATATCGATAGACTTTTTAACCAACTTACCAGCATTGTTAAGAATAAATTTTTCAAGTTCTTCTGGATTTAAATTAAAATCTTCTTCAGCCTTTTCTGGCTTCTTTAGATACTTCTCAGCGTTCTTTAACTGATCAACTAAATCACCAATATCATGACCCGGTATATCTTCCATTGCCAAATATTTATTTGTATTTTTTTCTTATACAACTAAGTAGATAAATGAAGGTAATAGGAATAGGTTTGCCTAGAACAGGTACATCGTCTTTGTTTGAAGCTTTTAACATTCTTGGTTACAAAACAGTTCATAACCCTGTTAACTTGAATGATTTTTTAACTCATGATGCTTTTGTAGATGGTACACCAGCATTTGGATATAACTTTTTAGATTGTTATTTTCCTGATAGTAAATTTATTTATACCGAAAGAGATCCCGAACAATGGTTTGAATCATTACTATCTTACTTTCAAATAATGATGTTTGATGGTGGGTTAGAAAACGATTTATCTCAAAAAATATTCTTAAACAATTTCAAAAAGAACGTTATTAGAAATGAAGATAAGGATTATTTTATAAAAAGATATATTAATCATAATAAGAGAGTGTTAGATTATTTTGATGATAGGAATGATTTACTTACTTTAGATATAACTGATGAAAATGATAATTGGAGCGTTATATGTAATTTTTTAGGTAAAGATATTCCCAATATAGAATTTCCTAAAACTAATTCTAAAAATGATAGATGGCAATCTTTAGCTTCGATTTTTTAGTTTATTTTTGCGGTACGACATATATCATAAGTGTATGAGTGATATGTGTGATGTATATGAATCGACGAACTATGTATTTGCTGACAAACAACAACCTTTATATGTTAAGTTTAAAAAAACGCATGATGATGCAAAACTACCCGCAGTAAACAATGAAGAGTGCATGACTGGTGATTCTGGTTATGATTTGTTTGCTGTTGAAGATACTACCATCCCAGCTCGTGGATGTGCAGTTGTACCGGTTGGTCTTACTCTTGCTGATATTACACCAGGTTATTGGTTTAGGATTGAACCTCGATCTGGTCTTGGCTTCAAGCATAGTTTACAACCTCATCTTGGCGTTATTGATAATCAATATAGAGGTGACCTTGGCGTTAAGTTATATAACTTTTCTGATAATGATGCAGTTATCGAGAAGGGTAAAGGTTGTGCTCAGTTAGTTGTATACAAACTACGTCAACCTATTATTGAATGGGCTGAAGAGGTGTCTGATACTAACAGAGGAGCTGATGGATTTGGCTCGTCTGATAGTAAATAATGATATGTTCGATAGTCTATTTGTTGAGAAGTATAGACCACAAACCTTAGATGACATAATTCTTACAGACGAGAATTATGCAGTCTTCAACCAGTTTAAAGAAAAGGAAGAAATACCTAATTTATTGTTTGCTGGTCCTCCTGGTATTGGTAAAACTTCTTTAGCTAAGATTATCGTAAAAGATCTTATAAAGTGTGATTATATTTACATTAATGCTTCTGATGAAAACGATATTGAATCGATTCGTAAAAAAGCTATATCGTACGCGAAAGAACGTCCTAAGAGAGGCAAAATAAACGTTATTATATTGGATGAGTGCGATGGTCTTATGCAAGAGTCTCAAAAAGCTCTTCGTAATGCCATCGAAGAATATAGCAGAACAACTAGATGGATTCTTACTTGTAATTACATTCATAAGATTATTCCAGCATTACAAAGTAGGTGTCAAAACTTTGATTTAACTCCTCCTATTTTAGAAGTAGTAAAACGTTGTAGTGCTATTCTTAATTATGAACGAATTACCCTTACTGAAGAAAACAGGGATTACTTCATTAAGTTGATAAAAAAGGATTACCCTGATATTAGAAAATGTGTTAACAATATACAAAAGTATACAGTCAATGGAAGACTCACTATTGATAAGGAAGAAACAGACCAGGTGTTTGTTGACGATTTGTATGATAGAATTGAATCTGGCATTTCTGAAAACATTAGACAATTTCTTACTGACAATGATGAGAAGTTTAACGGCGAGTATCACTCTCTTCTTAAGCTTCTTTTTAATTACACGCACGAAAAAGACCTTCCTGAAAAATTCAAAAGAGATCTATTAATTACTATTTCTAATTATCTCTATCAGAATACTCAAGTATTGGATAAAGAAATAAATGCATTTTGTTGTTGCCTTGAATTAGTAAAACTATTTGAAAAGCGATAGATAGTTCATATCATAGTGATATGTTCGATAATTTACTTGTAGAAAAATATCGCCCGAAGCAGATTGCTGACTATTGTCTTAAGCAAGGCAATTCAATCAAACAATTGATTGATAAAGCAAAAGAGAGTGGAGAGATTCCAAACGTACTTCTTGTAGGTAGTCCGGGTATTGGCAAGACTACTCTTGCTAAGATTATAGTCAATGAACTTATTGAATGCGATCATTTATATATCAATGCATCAGATGAAAATGGTATCGATACTATTCGTAGTAAGGTTACGAACTATGCTAAGACAAAGAGTCTCTTTCCTATAAAAGTTATTATTTTAGATGAGTGTGATGGTTTAACTCAAGATGGTCAGAGAGCATTGCGTAATGTAATGGAAGAGTATAGTGCAATTACTCGATTTGTTCTTACTGCAAACTACAAGCATCGAATCATTCCAGCATTACAAAGCAGGTGCCAAGTATTTAACATAACTCATGATGTAGATGACGTAACCAGGCGCATGGCTCATATATTGAATGAGGAGAGTATCGTATGTAGTGAAGATGACTTGAAACAAATTATTAGGGACAACTTTCCAGATCTTAGAAAGACCATCAATACGATTCAAAAGCTTACAAATGATGGAAAGATTGAAATTGATGATAGCTCTAATGTATCCAAACTTGTTGCTGATTTGTATAAGCTTATCGAGCATGGACATGTTCTTAAGTGCAGAAAGCTTGCGATAAAGAATGAGCATGTGTTTAATAATGATTACCCTGTATTGTTAAAAGAGATGTTTAATTATATTGATGACTTACCTTGCATTAGTGAAGATAAGAAAAAGTCGCAGCTTACTATTTGCCACGACTTCTTATACAAAATGTCTTTTGTTATGGATTTTGAAATCTGTGCTTACTCTTGCTTTATTACTTTAAGTAAATGCTAGTGTCAGGCATATTACCACCACCAATTGCAGTAGCATCATGTTCTGGTGCACCAAATTGATCAATACCTGCATTAACATTATGCAATTCTTTATCATCACCCTGTTTAGGCTGTTTTTCAGCATCTGGTAAATATCCAGGATCGACTTGCGATACTAAAGGATCGGCTCCTACACCAGGATCTTCAAATTCTAAAGTATCTGGGTCAATTTCAGTACCGTTAGGACGTACCATACTATCTGGCACTGGCATTCTGTTAGGGTAAACATCTACTTCCTGAAAAATGTCAGTTGGAAATTGATAAAATCCATCATACCTACCAGGAGATGTTTCTTGCGAAACTGTAATAGCAAACTCTCCGCTTGAATTGTCGGTATTACCTGGTTGATTAGAAGGGTATTTGTTTTCAATACCTGATACTCGTAAGTTAAGGTCACTAGCTAAAAGCTCGTCTAATTTAGCTTTATACTCTGGACTTAATTTTTTGTATCCTTCTGTAGATTTGTAATCATCTCTTACTTTTACTAAATCACCAGTAAGAAAACCACCTCTGGTATATCTAGAAACGTAAGATTCGTAAATCTTATTGAATTTCTTTTCCACAATATTATTTATGCTGCAGAAGCTAATTAAAAGGTAGTTATAAATATTAATATGGCTAACATTATTTTAGGTAATCTATCAAAACCTAAAAATATAGAGAATAAACCTCAGTTTACTTATGCTGATGTAAAGGTTGATTTTGAATTTGATCAAACACAACAAGCTGCGTTATATTCTGATTTAAAAGATAAAGACCTAGTAGGTAGTTATGACTTAGGAGCTATAAAAAATAGTATTGTTAATCTATTTACTACTTTTCCAGGAGATAAAATTTTAAACCCTAATTTTGGTTTAAATTTAAATCAATATCTTTTTTTACCTTGTTCAGATACCACAGCAGAACGTATAGCTAACGTTATAAACAGACAAATAAAACTTCAAGAACCAAGAGTTACTCCTAGAGAGATAGAAGTGTTAGCTGAACCTGAAAATAATCAATACAATATATCATTGGTGCTTGAAGTACCATTCATAAATAATAATACAACAATTAATTTTAATGCGTTGTTAAATTCAACTGGAGTACAATTTTATCAATAATCATGGCAGAATCAGATTTTAGAATAGAACAAGATGGTTATGTAGCATTTGATGCTATTAGTCTTAAAGACCTAATCATCGAAAGAATGAATCAGCAAAAGGTTTTTACTGATCAAAACTATGAAGGTAGTAACCTATCAGCTATTATTGATATTGTTGCCTATTCTTATCATGTTCTAATTTATTATCTTAACAAAAACTCTTCTGAGAGTAATTTTAGTCAAGCTGAATTATACGAAAACATAAATCAGATAGTAAAAAGCATTGATTATAACCCAACAGGTCCACAATCATCTAATTTATCATTTGAAGCAACTGCTAATGCTAATCTTGAAGTTAACTTATATACAATACCAAGATATAGTTACTTTACTTTTAGTGGTACTTCTTATAGTTTTACTGAAGATGTTTCATTTCAAAAATCTTTAAATGGAGTTGAAGCTTTAACTAATCTTCAAAACAATACATTACTTTATAACGGTGAATATGTAGAGTTTCCGATATTTGAAGCTATAGGAGAAAATAATGAAGTTGTTACATTAGCGGCAACCGATGTAGTAGATAATTTCTTTATTGATAATAATAGTATAGATGTTTATGTTAAACCAGTAGGTTTAAATTCTATTTGGGAAAAATGGTCTAAGTCATCATCGTTGTATCTCGAAACCGGAAATGCTAAAAAGTTTTCTGTTAGATATAATGAAGAAGACAAATATGAAATAAAATTTGGTAATAATGTAAATGGTAAAAAACTAAATGCTGGAGATATAGTACAAATTTATTATTTGAAATCTGATGGCAGTGAAGGACAAGTAAGTAAAGGTACATTGAATAATCAGCAATTATACTTTTATAACACTTCTAACTTTAATGAAATTTTAAATGATACTATACCGGCAGGTACTAATATTATTACCTCTGCCCAAAGCGCTAATGTAACATTTACAAATGAAAATTCATCAACATTGTTTAAACAAAAAGAAACGGTTGCTGAAATTAAAGAAAATGCCCCTAACTTATTCAATTCTCAATATAGATTAGTAACAACTGATGATTATAAAAATTACATTAGTAAAAATTTCGGCAATTGGATAAAATCTGTTGAGGTAGTAAACAACTTTGACTATACTTCAATTTATCAAAAGTATTTTTTTGATATAGGTTTAGATAGACCTAATGACGACTCAAGGGTATTGTTTAATCAAATAAATTTTGCTGATTCTTGTGATTTTAATAATGTTTATATTTTTTCAGTACCTAATAAAGTATTAGAAACTTCTCTTGATATTAGAACAAATTATCTATCAATAGCTCAAAAGAATGCAATTAATATATTGTTAAATGATATAAAATCTGCTACTACTGAATTAATGGTAACGGACCCGGTTTACATGGAGTTAAATTTCGGAGTTTCTCAGTCAGTCACTGATTTTGATTTTGCAGATGTAGCAGGTGAAGATTCCTATCTATATATAGAGGTAGATAAAAATAGTAGAAGAGATTTATCATCTGTAAAAAATGAAGTAGCAACTATCTTTTTAGATTACTTCAACACCCAGAACTTACAATTAGGTCAAGTTGTAAGCCTTAAAGATTTATCTCAGTTAATATTAGACATTGACGGAGTTATAGAATTTACTACCAGAAGAGATACAGCATCTGGTACATTAATTAGTAATTTATTGCAATTAGTGATTTATAATCCAGTTTATGTGACGTCTGATTTTAAATTTACCGAACAGGATATTGATTTACAATTCTTTCAATTCCCGTACTTTAAAAACTTATCAAGTATATCTGATAGAATTGAAGTTATAAGACAAGGTTAAAAATGCCAATTACAAAAACAGGATATTGGAAATATAAAAGTTATAATGTGTTTGATGTTGAATCTCTTTCATCATATGCACTAGAACAAACTCCTCTTAAATTTATACCTACAGAATTAGCTTCAGATGATTATAGTGA